CATGGTAAATATTTGATTGCATTTAGGATAATAAACACATATAATACTTTTATTATGGCATCAATGGATTTTATATACGATATATTGAATAAGTTTGAAAAAGAGAATATTGATTATCTTTTAATAACTTTACAACACGGCAAGACTAATAGTAAAGCAGATGTATTCTATTCATTAAATAACGAAGAAAAATCTTTCGCCGCCTTAAAAGAAGGCCTAACCGAATTTCAACAAAATTTAGATAAATCTATTAATAAATCTAGGAAAAAGCGTAAGAAGAAAAATGATGACGAAGAGTTCTGATTTTGTTAATTCATTCGATAAGATTGATTTGCCTTTGTATGGAGTAAGACTACCAGAATTTAAAGTAAAGGTAGATCATAAAAGAAATCTAGGTTTATCAGAAGATGCATCAAATACAGAATTCTTAAAAAAGCTTGCTTATTCAAATTTACCACAAAGCAAAGAATACAAAAAGAGACTCGATCATGAATTTGAGATTATAGAAGATTTAGGCTTTATTGATTATATTATTTTAGTTTGGCTTGTTATTGATTATTGCAAAGAGAATAAAATACCAACTGGTCTAGGTCGAGGAAGTGCAGCAGGAAGTCTTATTTTATATCTTATTGGGGTGACAAAGATTGACCCAATTAAACATAACCTTTATTTTGAAAGATTTATATCTAAGATTCGAGCTAAAAAGCAGGTTGTTGATGGAATAACGTATCTAGACGGCAGTTTAATGTGTGACGTAGATTTGGATATTTGTTATTATAATAGACATAAAGTTATAGATTTCCTTAATGAAATATTCCCTAATAGAATAAGCAAGATTCTTACATTTAATACTTTGAGTGGAAAGCTATTAATTAAAGAGTGCGGTAAGATTGTTGATGAAAAAAGTGAGACTGAAATGACTGGAGTAAGCTCTTTAATTCCAAAGGTTTTCGGTCAAGTTAAAGATATTGCTGACGCTTATACAGAGGTAGAAAAGTTTAAAGAATGGTGTGATGAAAATTCAGAGATATATAATATAGCTCTAAAGCTTCGCAATCTTATTAAAAATAAAGGCGTACATCCATCTGGAGTCCAAATTTCTCATAGTCCACTTTCCGATGCTTGTCCATTAGAGTTATCATCTGACAAAGAGCCTGTAAGCGCATTTGATATGAATGATATTAGTCAATTTAATGTTAAGCTAGACTTATTAGGTTTAAGAAGCGTATCCGTAGTCTATGATGTATGTAGCATGATCAATAAAAATATTGAAGATATTGATATAGAAGATAATTTTATTTACCAACAATTGCAAGACCTTAAAAGTCCACATGGTCTTTTTCAAATTGAAGCAGATACTAATTTTAAAGTTTGTAAAAAAGTTAAGCCTAGAAACTCAGAAGAATTGAGTGGAGTATTAGCTCTTGCTAGACCTGGAGCTTTGCAATTCGTAGATCAATACGCTAAATATGTAGAAACTGGAGACTTTCAATCGATTCATCCATTTTTTGATGATATTCTAAAGAGAACTGGGGGCGTAGCTCTTTATCAAGAACAGCTTATGCAAATGGCACATAAGATAGGATTTACATTAGACGAGGCAGAAATTCTAAGAAGAATTGTAGGAAAGAAAAAGGTAGAAGAAATTAAAGCTTGGAAAGAAAAGATTGAAAAGAAATGTACAAAAAATAATCTACCAAAAGAAGTTGGAGAAGTTCTTTGGAAGATCTTAGAAGATTCTGCAAACTATTCTTTTAATGCAAGTCATAGTCAAAGTTATGCAGCTTTGGCAGCAATTACAATCTATTTAAAATTTAAATACCCCAAAGAATTCTTTTTATCTTTGCTAAAGATGACTAGGTTCGAACCAGATCCTATTGCAGAAATATCTAAAATTCATAAAGAGATGGATCTATTTAATATTAAATTATTACCACCGCATATAGTAAAGTCTGAAATGGATTTTAGCGTGGAAGATAAAGATATTAGATTCGGCCTTTTATCAATTAAGGGTATATCAGATAAATCAATTGAAAGACTTAATAATTTTAGGAATAAGTATGCTACAAAATTTGATGTATTCAAATCTGCCCAACAAGCTAAACTATCTATTAGAGTATTGTCCCCGCTAATACAAGCTGGAGCTTTAGAAAACTTTAAACAATCAAGAAGTAAAGTGGTTTTAGAAGCTCAACTTTGGAATATACTTAATCAAAATGAACAAAAATATGCAATGATGTATGGAGAGAAATTTGATTACGATCTATTTAAGATAATTAAATTTCTTAATTCTACTAAAGACGAGAAAGGCAAGAACATAATTAAAGACTCTAGACTAGAGACAATTAGGAAAGCGTACACACCATATAAGAAGATTTACGAGCAGAATAGTAAAAACGAAAGATTTGCAAATTGGTATTATGAAAATAAACTATTAGGTTATACATATAATACAACATTAAAAGATATTTTTTCTGATCAAAAGCCAGATCTTCTTAATATTAGAGAAGTTAATGAGGCTCCAGAAGGATTGCCAGTTTTATTTATCGGGGTTATTAAAGACCAATATTTAGGCGTGGCAAATAACAGTAAAAAGACAAGATATCTAAGACTTAATATTCAAGATGAAACATCTAGTATTAATGCTCTCATATTTAACGATAAGATTGAAGAATGTAAAGAAATGAATAATGTATTACCAGACGAAAATAATATAGTAATTGTTCGAGGAAGGAAAAAGAGTGAAGATTCAGTTTTTGCAGACTTAATAGCTATTCAAGATCATAAGATATTTATGAAACTTGGAGAAATTAAAGAAAAATAACTTGATTTATCTACTTAATGGTGATAATATATAATATATGATACAAATTTATAAACCCACACCTAGAAATACAGGTACAGCTTGCAGCTTTTCATTTAATAATTTAGATGGTAATTTTTATTTAAATTTAATTAAACAAGCATCATGGAACGATCAAAAGAAGATCGGAAGTTTCTCAGAGAATGCTCAAAATCCAGAAAAGAAGGTAGTAGTAAAATTATCTAAAATAGAAGCCTGTGGGATTCTAGATGCATTAGAAAATAATAGAACCACAGATTTCTTTCATAATTCAGAGAATCAAAAACTAGGAATTAAATTTTCGCCATATATAAGGGAAGATAAACAGATAGGCTATAGCTTGAATGTTATAAAGAATTCTAAGACTCAAACAACTCAACCAGCAGTAAGTTTCCTAATAGGATTTACTTTCGCTGAAGCAAGACTTGTTGCAGAATATATTAAATTTGGATTAGGTCATATCTTCTCAACAGAAAGAAGTGAAGAAATTAAAAAATTAAAAAATGCCAAATCTAAAGCCTTAGAGAATAAGAAATCTAAAGATGTAGAAGATGCTGAAGATTCAGAGCTTTCAAATGACGAAGATGATCTTTGGTAATATATAAATGCGTAAAAAAATAGTTTTTCAATCAGACTTTAGTTTAGCAAAGACTGGCTTTGGAAGAAATGCCAAAGCTATCTTAAAATATTTATATAGTACTGGCAAATATGATATTGTGCATTATTGCTGTGGAATGCAAAAAGGTAACCCACAATTAGAAAGAACACCATGGAAAAGTCTTGGATCATTACCAGATAACCAACAAGAGATAGAAAAACTGAATAGAGATCCTCATCTAGCTAGAATGGCAAGTTATGGAGCACATTTGTTAGATGAGGTTATTGAAAATGAAAGACCAGATGTTTATATTGCGGTGCAAGATATATGGGGCGTAGATTTTGCTATAGATAAACCTTGGTTCAATAAAATCAATTCTGTAATATGGACAACTCTCGATTCCTTGCCTATATTAGATTCAGCAGTTAAGTGTTCTCCAAAAGTAAAGAATTACTGGATTTGGAGTGATTTCGCAACTCAAGCTTTGCATAAACTAGGCCATAATCATGTAAAAACTGTTCATGGAGCTTTAGATACTTCTAATTTCTATAGATTATCAGATGAAAAACGACTTGAGTTAAGAAATAAGTTTAATATAGACAAGAATAAATTTATAGTCGGATTTGTATTTAGAAATCAATTAAGAAAGAGTGTTCCGAATCTTTTAGAAGGATATGCATTGTGGAAGAAAGAAAATAATGTAAAAAATAGTGGCTTGCTACTTCACACTCATTTTGGAGAAGGCTGGAATATAATGAAACTAGCCCAAGAATATGGTATTGATCCTAGAGAAATATATACAACATATATATGCAGAGCTTGCGGAGAATATGAAGTAAAAAATTTCACTGGTCAAGATTTGGACTGTAAATACTGCAGATCTGCAAAGTCACAGATTACAACTAATGTAGGCATAGGTGTAACAGAGGAAGAATTAAATCAAATCTATAATTTAATGGATGTGTATTGTCATCCATTTACGAGCGGTGGTCAAGAGATTCCAATACAAGAAGCAAAACTAGCCGAACTAATCACATTAGTCACTAATTACTCATGTGGAGAAGAAATGTGTCAAAAAGAAGCCTATAGTTTGCCATTAGAATGGGCAGAGTATAGAGAGCATGGAACAGAATTTATTAAAGCTTCTACTTTACCAAAGTCCATAGCTGATAAATTACAAATAGTTTATTCAATGTCAATTGAAGAAAGAAAAGATTTTGGCAATAAAGCTAGACAATGGACAATTAATAATTATTCCGTAGAGAGCATTGGAAAAACCATAGAATCTTTTATAGACTCTTGCAAAACAATTGATAAAAGTATTAATTTTAAATTTGAAGAAAAAGACCCATATCATCAAGTCCCAGATATAAAAGAGAATTTAGAATGGTTAAAATATATGTATAAACATATATTAAAAATGCAAGTAGAGAATAATGATGATGGTGTTAGATATTGGTTAGATGAACTATCTAAAGGTAAAAGCAGAGCAGATGTAGAAAACTATTTTAGACATGTAGCCAATGAGAAAAATAAAGAATCTAAAAAAATATCTTTTGAGGATTTATTGGATAAAGACGATGAATCTAAAAGATTGTTATATGTTATGCCAGAAAGTATAGGAGATATATTCTTGTCAACAAGCCTTTTCAAATCTATCAAAGAACAATATCCAAACTATAAATTCTATGTTGCTACAAAACAGGAATATTTTGATGTTTTAGAAGCTAATCCATATGTAGATAAAATTATACAATACGTTCCACAAATGGACAGTTTAATATGGCTAGAAGGTGGTGGAGATCATAATGGATTTTTTGAAATAGCATTTTTACCATATTCTCAAACTCAAAGATTTTTAACATACCTTCATAATGGTAAAACAAATATAGCTTATAAGGACTTTAAATATGCACCTAATTGAAACATACGCTCTAAATTGTGGATTAAAAATTGATAAACCATATATATATCAAAAGTATTGCCCAGTTCCATTTGAAAAATACATATCATTTCAACCTTATAGTAAGTATGATGCAAAAAGCTACGATTATTGGCAAGAGGTAATAGACCAATTATTCTTTAAATTACAAGAACATAATATTCATATAGTACAAATTGGTGGAAAAGATGAAAAACCAATTCAAAATTGTTATCATCTTCAAGGTAAAACATCAATAGGTCAAGCCGCATATTTAATAAATAAAGGAATTTTACATCTAGGAGTAGATAGTTTTGGCGTACATATCGCAAGTCATTTTGATAAAAAAATAGTCTGTTTATATTCTAATAGTCGCCCAGAAAATGCTGGACCTTATTTTAGCTCTAAGGAAAATATTAAAATATTTGAAGTTGATAGGAGCAGAAAACCAAGTTATTCAGCAGTAGAAAATCCAAAAACAATAAATAAAATTAATCCAGCAGATATAGCTAATTCTGTTTTAGAGTATCTAAATCTAGAGTCAAATAAAATTAAAACAATATTTTTAGGAGAGAATTATAATAGAACGCTAATAGAATCTGTTCCAAATCAAGTAATAGAGAATATATCACAATTTGGTATCGAATCTTTAATTATTAGAATGGATTATGAATTTAACGAGAGAAATTTAGCAGAACAGCTTAAGAGAAATAGATGCTCAATTATAACTGATAAGAAAATAGATTATAATATATTGAATACTTTTAAGGGTAATATAGATCAAATAATCTATAATATAGATGAAAATCACGATGTAGAATTTGCTAAAAATCTTAAAAAACTAGCAAGACCATTTATATTGTCTACATTTCTAAATGAAAACTTTGTAAATTCTCTAAAGTTAAGTTATTTAGATGTTGCACAAATAATGGTTAATCCAAAGACATGTAAAAATGATTTAAAATTAAATTTAAATAATTTAAATGATATTTATTATAAATCTAATAAATATACATTAAGTAATGGTAATACATACAATTCTAAAGCTGCATATAAATTAAATATACCATTCCAAGGTAAACCAATAAAAATTATTGATCATGAAGATTTTTGGGAAGAAGCAAAACATTTATACATATTTGAGTTGACAAAAGATTAAATATATATTACAATTCAATAATGGAAGAATCAATCTCAATCAATAGTTCAGAGTTGAATAAAATAGACTCTATTGCAGCAAATGTTCTTATACAAGAACCAAGGATTATTCCTCCAAAACTCTTTATAAGAAATAGCTTTGGCTTACTAGAAAACGATAATATAAATTATATTTTTAATGATGATGGCTCTATCAATTGGAGAGCAATGGTTAAAACACAATATCTTGTCCCAAATCGTCAAAGAACACAAGAGACAGATGTTTCAAAACTGGAAGATAAAGATCTTTTAATACTTCTTGGTGGAATTAAGGAGCTAGCTCAAATTAGAGGATTTACTAGTGTTGAATATAATGTAGTAACTGCTACCGATAATTATTTCGCAACATCTTGTAAGATTACTTGGATACCTAATTATGAGACAGGAAATCGTCCTGTGACATTTGAAGCTCTTGCAGATGCATCTCTTGTAAATACTAAAGATTTTGCTCGTTATTTTCTTGCAGCTATAGCGGAAAATAGAGCATTTGTTCGTTGTGTTCGTAATTTCTTAAAGATCAATATTGTATCACAAGAAGAATTAGGAGATGCCAAATTAGGGCTAGTAGCAAAAGAAGATACAGAAAAAGAAAATCCAATGAATCCAACTGTTTTATTGGAAAAAATAATGCAAGATAAAAATATTTCTTTCGATACCTTAAAGAAGAAATTGATTAAAGAAAAATTCGATGGAGCAGAAAGCTTTAATTTTATTAAAGATATACCAAAAAGTAAAGTATTTGAATTAATAGAAAGACTTAAGAAAGTCTGATTTTAATAAAATCACCACTTCTATACAATCCACCAACTGGAACAAGACCACTGCTTGTTGGTAATGAATTAAGAGCGAATATGATTGGCGCTCTATTTGAACCAGTATCAACGCCAGTTATATACATGCCATTTGTAAAAAATAACGTTAAACTATTTTCATTGAAACTAGGCTTTAATTGATTTGATGTTGCGTCTGATAAAACCATAGATCCACTTTTAGTGTTAAATACATTTCTTCCTAATCCATAACCAAACGCTCCGCTAACTATATTATTAAATCCACCTAATATAGTCGAATAAGATCCAGAAATGACATTATTTTTTCCACCTATAATAGATGTTGCCGTAATTTCCTCCGCAGTGTCTCTTGCGGAGTTCATAATTAGATTTGTTTCGCCTCCTAAAATTACTCCGTCAACAACATTGCCAGATATTGTATTGAAATTACCACCAAGAATAGTAGAAAACAATGCTTGTGGAGGTAAGTTGCCAGGAGGAGTGTCTATAATAGTATTTGATCTTCCACCTGGGATAGTATTGTAATCTCCAATAATAGAGTTATTTATACCTCCACCAATTGTATTTACTAAACCTTTAATATAATTTCCTGTTCCACCGAATATAGAAGAACTACCTACATCTTCGAAACCCAATAGAGAAACTCTACCAAATGCTCCTTCACCCAATAATTCTCTTAATGTAGAATAATCAATGTCTTCATCTGTTAATATATAATCTATCTTTAGACCAGTTAGCATTCTATTTTTATTAATAGCATATGAATCAATATTTGGATTATTTAGTTTAACATAAATGTTTCTTCTATTATCAAAATCTTCTTGTCGTGAAATACTTATGAGAGAACTATAAATCTCATTATTTGTCCCAGTTGGATCATAAAATACATTTACATTTACTCTATATAAATCTCCAGATGATGCATAATCAATTCCAGTATTATGCATAGAATATATATGGGAATCAGTATATATTTTTTCTTGAACTGTGAACCAATTTGAACCAGTATTTACGCTTTTTTGTAATCTAAATGAAACAGATTTTGAAACATCTGGACCACTTATTTTATCAAATGTAGCAGCATATTCTATATTGTAATAATCATCTTTCAAAATCTTTATCTGATAAGCTGTTGGATAAAATGGTATAGGCATTCCTGTACCTCCAGTTATTATATCAAATAAATTAATATTAGATTCTGGAGGACTATACATACCACCACCACTAAAAGGAAGATATGTATCTGGTGAAGAAAAAGCAATACTAGCTGCTGGAGAATAAAAATATTGACGATATTGTGCGGCTCCTGATACCTCTCCTATACGATATATATATGAATATTGTGAATCAATTATATCCGAGCCACTTTGAGTATATACATTACCAAAAAATCTTGGTTTATTATAATTAATATAATCTACATTAAGTAGCCTTGGTATCCTAATCCATCCTGTATAATCATTAAAGAATTGATCACCAGTAAGATTATTAGCGCCACTTAAATATAGTGAATTTATTTCTATAAATTTTCCAGAATTACCATCTATTCCACGAAAAGCACCAGTTTGTGCAACAAAAAACATGCCTGTTGTATCTAATGATAATGTATTATCTATTTTGACTCTAAATCCACTGCTTGTAAAATTATTTATCTTAAATCCAGTCTTAGAAAAATTATTATATATATTTCCAGTTTGAATATAGCTAGGAAGCACGATATAATTAAAATTGTTAACAACACCAGTATTAAATTTATTTACAAAGTTAACATTAATTCCCGTATTTGTAGAAGTATTTAAAGAGTTTAATAACACTTTAAATTGAAGCCTTTTATTATTTTCTATTGAATTTCTTCCAGATGCTGACGCAAAAGTTCCAGAATAAACATTTTCACTTACAGAATTTATCCAACTACTCATACCAAAAGTTGTTGGAGGATAATATCTTCCTGTTATAAAGTTTTGAGTAAAATTAGCTAAATAGTCTACATATCCAGTAACATAATTTGTAGACAAATGTTTTTTATTATATTTTAAATTTGAATTATCAGATATAAATATATTTGATCCAGATGGTTTTACATGTAATAAAGGTCTTCTAAACTCATCTATAAATCCTTGAACATTAAAGGATTCTCCAGTAATTGCATAGTCATCAATTCTTACTTCACCAATATAACCTTGAAATGCATGCGATACTAGTTCTCTTCTTACTCCACTTAAAACTGGCATAGCTCCAATATATATTTTGTTGAAGTTTCCATAATATGAAGTGGCATCACCTTTAGAAGCTCTTGCGCTAAAGTTCTTACGTCCAGATGTTACAAGATTACCATTTATATAATATCTTATATTTCTTGTATTATTATAATAATAACTTTTAGTGGCATCATAAGAAAATGCAACATGATTCCACTGATTAGGTATTAATCTCATTTCACTTAAAACACCATAAGTTGGTGTAGGGACAAAATTAAATGGACTTTCTCCTGTAAATATTGAAGGACTTACACCTCTGAAAGATGTACCAGTGGTCCACAATCTTCCAAGAGTATGATTTGGCACATAACCTACTTCATTAGAACATAATGTACCAGACGAGGTCATTCCGTCAAAAGATCCAAATAAAAAAGCTCCAGTATTTGAATAAGGATCGCCAGCAACTCCTGGTCTTGTATCTAACGATATTCTTTGTGACCCATAAGGATAAGGCAAATCCGTTGCATATCCAAAAGAGTTATCTCCATATCCAGTTGTTTCTACAGCCCCAACAAATAATCCCCAAGTCCAATTAGGATTTGCAATTTTTAATACTCCTGTACCAGTTTCCTGTACAAATGCTATTAAAGTTTTTAAATTAGATCTATTTCCAGTTATATCTGCTCCGTTTGGTAACCAAGGAGTTTTTTGTACTTGAGGATACACCCAAGCAGAGATAGTAAAATCTGCTTGACCAGAGGTCATATGAGCTTCTATTGCATGACCAGAACCTAAATCTATTTCAATATATTTTGCATTTGTTTCTACTTTAGCTGGTAGAACACCATAATATGAGCTAGATAGGTTTCTTATTTTTGTCGTTTTTTGCTCTCTAATTACAAAAGAATTAGTCACACTAATTCCTCCAGTGTTTATAATCGAGTTTGTATACAAATTATTAATGTCAATAATTCCGCTAAAAGGTTTTTGAATTTGTCCAGGACCAAATTGAAATCTTGAACCAATTCCACTATAACCTGTAATAACTCTTGCATCATTTTTATAAAAATTATCATAACCAAATTCTGTTAAATAATATCCATAATCGCGACTTGGATAAGTTGTTCTTACTAGATTTGTATTATATATTAAATTTCCACTAGGTTTATCTTGAGTATCTAAAATATCATTTACAGTTACGCTATTAGTTCCAGTAAATCTAAAATTTTTAATAAAGACTTCTCGTTGATTAGTATCAAGAGCAAATTCATTAAAATTAGGAAATAATCTAAAGCCCATATGATGATGAAGCCCACTATTACTCGCATCAATATATGGAGTATACGCAGCGGTAATACCTGATATGCGTAAAATATTATTAACATATATTCTTATATTATGACCTGGGAAAGGATTTCCAAAACTACTAAGATATCCATTTGGATCTCCAATAGGAGCAGAAGTTTGTTCGTATCTAATCTTGTTCCATTTATTTACTTGGAATGGTCTAATTCCAGAATAGTTATTTTGTACAAAATCTAAACTATTAAATCCATATGGAGAATAACCAGAAATATATTGTGTATTACTTAACCAGTTTGTACTTGTATTTCCTTGATATTGCAGCCATAATTGAGCGTTTTGACCAGTTGCCCCAGAAATCCATAATTTTGGATAATCCCACCAAAGATCAGGTTCTGATCCAGTATTTAACATATTCATTCTTGGAGCATTCCAATAAAACATTAAAGTAGAATTTCTTATATCAGAAATTTTTGAATTTAATTTGAACTCAAATTCTCCTGTAAATCCACGATACCAAATTCCTGTATTATTAAATCCAAATGAATAATCAATTCCACCATAACTTTCCTCCGTAAAAGTATTTGGATAAATAACATGACCACGAGCTTTAACGCATTTAGAAGGAGTATCATAATCTTCATTGTATGGATTTAATCCAACCGAGAAATTAAAGTTTCTTATAGCATGATTACCACCAAAACCAGAACCAGTATAGGCTCCTAAACCAAATCCTTTAGAATCTTTATTTCTATATAAGAAATCATTATCTTTATAATTATCTATAACAAGTTGATTATTTAATAAAACATTAAATACTCCTGTATGAAAATTTATTCTCCCTGTTATAGGCCAACTATTAATTGAAGTAGACGAAGCACTTAGAGCTGGTAATATAGCGCTTTCAGTTAAAAGACCAGTATTCCAAAAAATTTGTACTTTGCCATCTTTTTCATTAAAGTCAACAACATAACCTACTCCAGAACTATTTCCAAATCTTCCTATTGGTGGATTACCACTGGGAGCGTAAAAATAAAAATAATTACCAATACCTTTATTTGCCCCATTATAATAACCAATAAATTCTGCATCTAAATTAACAAAATCATGATAATAAGTGTTTTTGTAATTTGTATAAAAACTATTTGTATATGGTAAAGTATATCCTATAGCTATATTACCATTTCCAGAAATAAATTGAGCAGTATTATTTGTGCTTAAAATTCTAGAAGTATTAAACCCACCAGTATTAAATAAACTACCAAATACGCCGCTTTTACTTATTAATGTGGTTCCGCCATATAGATCTTTAATTTGAGTATTTCCATTTCCTGTTGTTCCGCTATTAATATCTGTAAGATAAAATAATCTTTGTAGTGAAGATCCGTAATTTGATCCATTCCACAATCCTGTTAATCCGCTATGAGCAAAAGTGCCATCTGGCAACAAAGCTCCATACATAGTTATATTCCCACTCGTTAAAGTTGTATATATTCCAGTTCTTCTTCCGTAATAATCTGATCCACTTAATCGAGCGCTAATAAATCCAGCTCCTAATCCTATCCCATTAAAAGATCCATAATGATTAGATCCAAGGTCTGGATTATACGCATAACTTAATGTTTGAATTAAAAATCCAGTAATAATTCCAGTCAATCTACCACTAACTAATCCAGTATATATTCCTGTTTCATATGTAAGTTTATTATCATAATAAACGCTATAATCAAAATTTCTTCTTCCAGATAAGTTAAAATAAAATTGATTTGGAAGCGGAATAAGAAAATTACCACTCTTTTTAAAGTTACCACTTATAATTTGAGAGCCATTTGCTCCAGTAAGCGATTCAGTATATTCTTGTGAATTTAATATTGCATAATTTGCTGAATTTCTTGGTTTTGGTATTTCAATATTTATATTTTGAATACCTGCACCAGTAGTCCCAGTAACAGGCACATCAAAAAGTTGATTTGATATTGCACTATATCCAGAAGTCACACTATCTATAAAATTATTTTTACCTCCAACAATATTAGAATAAGATCCATATAAAGTATTATTTACTCCTCCAACAATTACTGAATCTAAAGATTCATAATTTTTATCTCCAGAGATGATATTTCTAGATCCCGCAGATATAGCGATTCTTCTTCCCCCAGTAACAATATTATTCTCTCCAAATATAAATGAATTAGGAGTATTTTCATGAATTAAATTATTTGATCCAATAGCAATTGAATTATTCGCACCTGTTTCTATTCTATTGTTAAATCCAACAGAGAGAGAATATTCTGAACCTACAGTATTATCTGTATTTCTTACATTTCTTGACGTTGTTAAAACGCCAGATAACGGGCCAAATATATCTAAACCTAATCCATCAAACTTTATATATCCACCACTATTGCCAACTCTAAACTTTGGAAGACCAGCATTATAACTATTATCATAACCTAAATAGAATCCACTTCCTTCATTAGAATTAATATCATTAGCACTTTTTATAAAACCAGAAGGAATACCTGCTTGGCCGATATTTAATTCGCTAGTTATATTAGATCTTTCTGCTAGTAATATTTGAGTTGCAGTGGCGCTAAACTCATTAGTGAATGGTATCCAATCTGGACTTGTTCCACTAGGAGCAGAATCTATATTAGTAGTTGCTGCATACCAATAGTTAACACCGCCAAAACTATATTTTACAACATCTCTTCTTAAATTATTTCCAACATATCCAATTCCTGTAGACCATTCTCCTCTATATGTAATGCCAGGACCAGTTAAAGATCTTCCAGAATAACCAAATGCAGCATTTAGAATCATTCCTTCATTAGGGAAATCTCCATCAAGCGCTCTTATCTTTATATAATAAATACCACCACTACTTGGTGTACCAAAAATTTGATTAGATGAATTTAGAGTTGTATTTATTCCTGGAGGAAAAATTGCACCATCATCAACACCAGATAATGTTGTAGCGCTAATTGAGAAAGATGTTGCTCTAGAATTTGTTTGAATTTTATAGAAAAATGGTTCGTCTATTGGTGAACTTATATAACTAGGACTTGTAAATATAGTAGAATTTGGTGGTCTAAATCCTTCAATAGCAGAGACAGAAACTGCATCAGATAATATAGAATTTTCATATCCAATTCCAGTATCATAGTAATTATTAAATAAGAATAATTTACCTGTTCCTTGAAAATCTCCACCAAGTTTAGCTCTAATATATGTATAATCTGGACCAATACCACTTGAGATTCCGCTAATATTTTTTTCTAGAATATCTATTTTTATTTTTTCAACATCTTTAAATCCGAATATATTTTTAGTTCCAGCATTCCCGCTAAAAAATACTTGATTAACATTTGTTGCATTAATTCCAGAGATAATAACTTCGCCTAAATTATTATAATTAGTATTTGATGGACTATTAAATGATATAGTTGGAAGAATATCAAAACTTTTATTAGCTGGTAATAAATATTCATCATTAAATTTATTTCTTTTGATCTTAATTTGAGATCTTGGATTTTGAATTTCTCTTGGTATTCTTATTTTAATACCAGTTGAAGTATTATCTATCTTTATTCCACTTACGCTATAGTCTCCAGTTATATTTATTTTACCAGTTGGTGTATTAAAAAATATTTCTGAATTAGTTAGGTTTCCATAATCTCCAGAATATGCAATTGGGCTATAAATTTCTACTTCATCAAGATATTTTGCTGCTTGTACCCCAGAAAGATATCTTATATTGATAAGATCAGTATTTAATCTTACTGATGCTATTAATTTATCATTTGTATCTGGAGATACAATCTTTGTTCCAGAATTTGGATAATCAAGAGAATAAGCATATATCTCATTTGTTATATAATTATTTGGTAAAATAAAAGAAGCCTGGTGAGTAGATCCAGTGAGATAATTTACTGTAATCTTTTCTCGATTAATATTTTGCTGACCAAGATTAATATAATTTATTCTATGTAAATTTTTACCAGATATAGATACTGATCCTCCAGACAATAATATATCATTAGGATTAAATCCAGTAGGATCTAATGGTCTATATAAAATTTGTAATAATTCATCTGAACTATCTTCTCCAAAATTTGTAATAACATTGACTTTATTATTCTCTGCTAGATATGGAATTTGAAAAACTAAATTTTCTCCATCGTAATTAAAATTTATATTCTTTAATGGACCCAGGTTTAAACCAGTTACAAATGTTAAATTATCTCCGCTTATTCTTATGTAAGATTCTTGATTATATCCAGTTATTGGATCTATGCTATAAATTTTAGGACTACCAAGGACTTGGAAACCAGTCTTAGAGATGCTTATAGAATTAATAGTTAAATCTGTAGGCGCTTTGTATTTTAAATTTTCTACAAAAATAGCTTGATTTTTAGTTATATTTCTTGGTATTTTAAATTCTATAAATTGATTGAATCCAGTATATTCAAATTTCTCATAATTTAAAATTATATTTGCATCTCTTCCATTTCCAGTTTGAGATTGTAAAATAAAACCAGTTGGTATAATTGTAAATGATCCAGAATCAAATATGTTTAGAAATGCTATAGATCCACTTATGCCAGTGGATTGAACTTCTAATATACCACTTGAATTAATATCAAATAGTTTATGATATGTTGAATCGATATATATCTTTTCACCAACATTATAACCAGTGCCATTATTTAACAATTCATATCCTGTTATTTTATATAATCCAGTCTTTTGCTCTGTTGGAATAATTTTATTATTTCTCGAATCAATAAAGAATAAATTTGGTGCGGGATAAAAATTAGTTCCACTTATTCTTACAAATTCGTCTGGAAATGCGCCTGTCTTTTCGATTCCAACAATGCTAGGTTGATCTAATACATTTAATTGAACAGTATTTGTAGATTTTCCTTCAAGATTGAATACAGAAAGATCATATTTCGTCTTTGTTACTCCTGTTGATATAGTGAAACCAACAACATCTAAATATAATGTATTATCAATTCCACTAACATCTTCTAATCTTCGTCCATATACATTAAAATAATCATTCGAATTATAAATATTTTCTCCAGAGACTTGTATAATACCTTTTTTAAATTCAATACCAGATAGTATTATTTTCTCACCAGTAACAGCGTAAACTATACTAGGACTTTGTATAAAAGGTGCTGATTGATTAATCTGTAAGATTAAACTCATTCGTATATATTTCCTTTTTCATCTAATATTTGCACCATATACCTACCACTAGATAGATTATCTAACGGCAAAATACCTGTTAATGTATTTACATCTAATAATGTACAATTCATACTAAAATCATTATTTTTCTGTTTATATAAATCTTCTAGATATCTAAATCTTACAGTAACACCATTGTATCCTGTACCATCAATAAGAATTGACTTCTTAAAGCTTAAACCACTTATTATTATATAATCTCCTTTGTATCGATTACTATATTTTAATCCTGTAGCTAATGGAGCTTCTCTAAATGAATCTAAAGATATTTTTTCTAAACCTATAGAATTAACTAAAATTAATTCTCCATTTATATAATAATCGGTATTAGGAATATTAAATTGCAAAGTATTCTTATTAATAATTTGAAGATTATTTACCTGTACCCTTTCTTTAAATGAGTTTTCATCACCTGTAAATAAATATATTTTTTCATAGTAAGATCCAGAACCTTCTAAAACAAAAGTATTTAAATTTGTATTTATGTTATCAAAATTTAAATAGTTTATCTTCATCATTCCTGTACCTGATAGATTTAAACTACCACTAGGTAGATTTAGATAGAAATTATTATTATTTAATTCGTATAGATTTGAATCTATATAAGTTAATCCAATTGAAGCTCTTCTTTGAGATAATGCACTACCAGAATTTGTTAATCCTTCTAAACTTGTTAAAATAAAAGGTGGATATAGTTTATCATTATCAAATGTAATGTTATGATCTGTTGTTCCAGTAGCAAGATTTATTCCAGAGCATACATAATTTCCACTATCATAGACTCCAGTTCCATATTTTACGGCTAGATAATAATATTTTATATCATTACTAAAAGTATCGCAGAGATTTATAGCAAATCCTGAGATTGTTTTCATATCTATATATGAGAATGGAGTATTATAATTTAAATTATTAGAATTTCCTGTTCCAGTATAATTCATCGAATAGAATACGGCATAACCTGTATCTGAAAAATTGCTTTGTAAATTTACATCAACATATAGATTTCCAGTAGAGATAACTCCTGTATGACTCTTGATATTATTTGAATTAATTAAAGGGAAATTAAATATATGTTGTTCATAATATTTTTGAGATAAGTCTTCTTTAAACTTTAAATCTAGAACTCTACCGCTAGCAATCGTTGGCTGAGAGTAGTTAATTATATTAAATTTATTTTTTTCTTTATTTAAATTAAAATTTTGGATTAAGACTATATCAGAATTTCCAGTATCTGAATATGTAGGCAAACTTATTGTTTGATTAGAATTTAAAAAATAATAATTAATATCATTCGTTATAGGTTCTGCTAATAAATATCCTGTCGTGATCGATGTTAAGACTTTGCCACTTACTGTTACTAAAGTTCCTAATGGACCTTGTTTTGGATCAAAATTATCTATTTTAAATATTGGTAAAAAATCTAATTCATTTTGGGACATGACTATATCAGTAGATGAGGCTACAAGTTTACCTGTGGTAAGATTGTTTGGAACAATAAAATTTCCCTCAGATTCTGAAATTAAGTTTAGATTTACTTTTTCTCCACAAAGTATTAAATCCTCAATATAGTCTAAATCCGTACCATAAAGCGTTACTGTATCTCCAATATCTCCAGTCGTTAAAGATAAACTTGTTATCTTTGGAGCTACAGGTATATATTGAAAAAATTGTGATGAGGATACTAATGGCATATATATTACTCCATCATGCGGTTAAGATTTTAATCTGCTGAGTAAATGGTCTCTTCATTCTGGGTACTCTTGCTCTAACAGTTTGAGAGTTTAGAATTGTAAATTCTTCTGCTGGAGTATTTCCAAATAAAACAGATACAGTATATTCTAAATTACTTCCACTAATAGTTACTATATCATTAATTTGTGCAGAAGATGGACTAAACCCAGAAATAACTGCATCAGATATTAAGTTGTATTGTCTTATTGATATTTCTGTTGTTAATAGATCATCTGATTTTGTTTGAAAAGATTTCTTTGTTAAAAATCCAGAAGCTAGATAACTTTGTATATATGGTTTATCTATAGGACTAACAATAAAAGATACTCCAACCATTTGTCCAGAAATTTCAACTAAAGGGTTTAAGTTATCGCATACTATAGACGCTACAATCTCTTTTACTCCAAAGACTCCACGCCTCTCTTCTTTATCTCCTATATATATTTCTTGCCTAATGTCTGCAGAGTATGTAAAATTAGCAGATAAATAATTACCAGTTATATATTGATTGTTAAAGTTAGAAATAAGAACTTCATTAATATGTACTAGATTATCTTCAATAGGTTGATTAGAGTACGATGGATTAAAACTACCACTTGGAGATCTAAAGAAAACGATATCTGCATTACAATTAACAGGATTATGAGGAGCTAATCTAGCTGTGTAATTTTTTATATACCCAGTTTGTATAATGCCACCAAAATCAAATTTTATTGGATCATTTGAATATAGATTTTTCCTAATTGGATCTTCTCCAGTTAAGTAATATGAAAAATTTAAAGATCCTTGTATAGTATTTTCTGGAGTTATTTGATTTGTATATCTTTGACCAATCTCAAAATAGGGAGCAATTTGCGCTTCATAAGAAAGTTGAGCCTCTGTAGCAAGGATTGCTTCATCATTAATTTTAACTAAAACATTTTTTCCATTATAAAACATAAATTAATAATATTGAATAAGTGTTTTAGTTGTGCGAACAATATCATCAAGATTTGATTCTATCGTACTATTATTTACATAAGCATCTGGCATTTCAATCTCAAAACTATTTGAATCTAGTAAGCCAGAAACTTGTATTTTTATTGGTATATTTTCTCCTGTATAAACAAGCTTTGTGAATAGATTCTCTGTCATATTAACTGTTTCTTGCGCTCTTATTGGTTTAACTTCAACAGGATCTTCATTTCCTAAAGAATAGACAGGAGTTAGATTAGCTGCAAATGTATAAGTTAAATTATAAGTATCTGCTCCAAAATTCTTTCCAGAAACAATATTGCTTTTTGAACTATGAGCAATACTATCAGAAGATGCCGTATTAGGATTAGTTTTTGTATTTAGGTTGCCGCTTATTTTATGATATGAGACATAACTAGCTTGTGCAACAACAACATTATTTGGTTCTACTTTAAAATTATAATTATTTAGATAGCAATTATATCCAGTAACTCCAGCAAAAGCAATTGTTACTCCAGGATAATTTGCTGGTGCAGCTATAAAATTTTTTATTTCTTTTACAGTGTTAAATGCAGGATCGCCAGTTGGATTGATAAGGTAAGATATTTGAAATGTATTATTTTTTGGTCCTGTAGTTATCTGTTTTTTAAATGGTTTTCTTTTGCCTAGAGTATAAACTGGTCCTAAAGTGACATCTGTATTTAGATTAGCAGAAACAGCCAAAATCCCTGTATTATTAATTCTAATTTCGCATTGATCGTAATATATTCTAGCCATAATCCTTACTCCTTTTACCTATTAAAATTACACTATCTGTGGACAGTACTCGAATATGTTAATTGTAATAGTATACTACCATCAACATCTGCGCTATAATCTTCTCTTATAAGAAGAGCGTTATTCATATTAAAAGTATTAATAATTGTATTTGTATTACTCTTTTTCAAGTCTACAGAAAAGTTGTAAACGTTCTGTTTATTTGGAAAGTCAAATAGATTTTTAACTTTATAATCGTCTAATGTTATAGAAAACGCTGCTGTTATTAATAATGGATATTGCAACTTTACATCAACTGGTCTTATATTTGTAGCGTCATATATTGGCAATCTAGAAGATTTAATATTTAAAGAGAACTGATTAATTTTTTGATTTTCTATCTCATTAAAATTAATAGAAATATCACCAGGATTCACTATATTTAATTGTGAATTGTCTAAATTGAACGGTTCACTAGATGAAATACCGCTTCCAAAGTTATTATAGATATTCCATTTTGTGGCTATTGTAGGAATAGTTCCTATAGCACATTCAAAATTATACTCAGCCAGATAACCACTATTCATTAAAAATTTATTATCATTATAGTCTATCTTTAGATTAGCACCTATGTCTCCTGTATATTTTATAAATGGGTCATAATTAATTAAAAATGCATCTAAACTTAACGCTCCAACATATAGGCCTATAGGAGCCCTAGATAAATTGTTAGTATTGGAACCTAAATATTTTAGATCTTCATATGGTAATTCATAGCTTGCGGCTATAGATTGAAGGCCTGTTAATGGCGCAGAATCTATATAAACCTTATTAAATTCCTTTGTAAGTCTAGATAACATTCCTTATACCTTTACTATAAATTACACAGCATTAGGTGTAAATATATTAAAGGAATAAGGTAAGGTATATGGCTTCTATTAATGATAATATAGAGAATTGGGCTAGTATTAGTGGCGGACATCAGTTTATTAAAAATGACATAGTAAAATATCATGGTTATTTTTGGTATGCATTAAAAGACCATGTAAAAAGTTCAAGTCCAGGTTCTCCTGATGAACCAGATACAGGATCAGGATCAGAGTATTGGGGCGGAGTAATTACTTTACAAAATAATAAAAAAATACCATTTTTTATATGGATTGCATCTTATACATCAACAGTTCAGCATAAACCATTAGTTACAACTATAAGATTTGGAAATGGATATGAACAAAGAATTAGTAAAAGCTTTAATCCAGATCTAAAAGTTTTACAATTTAATTTTGATCAAAGAACAGAACATGAAGCCAGAGCAATTGTTCACTTTCTTAAAGAAAAGGGTGGAACAAAATCTTTCGCATTTAACCCTCCTGGAATTTACGCGGACACAACATATAAAACTAGATTTGTTTGCAGAGAGTGGGAATCTAATTTTACATTTAAAGAAAATTATTCAATACGAGCAAAAATTGAAGAAATTGCAGGTTAAAAAAAATGAGTCAACAAGCTAGCGAATATTTCCTATCTGCGTTAGAGGCTCAAAGATCGATCAATACTCATATTCATGAAGTCGAGCCTACAACTCCAATTATGTTATATGAAATCAATTTAAATGAAATTAAACCAGCTACAATTACATATCCAACTGTTAATGGACCAATAAGAGATGGTGTTCTAAGAATTCATAATGATTTTAATTTATTTAATATAAATCGAGGTATTATAAAATGGAAAGGCAATTATTATTTTCCATTTCCAGTTTTTGGTGAACAATTTGATATCACTTCAAATGGTACAATTCCAACGCCAAAAGTAAAATTTTCAAGTCAGTTTTTAGATGATGAATATAATTCTTTCTATAAATATATTCGTATGCAAATTAATGAACTTAAAGATATTGTTGGGGCAAGAGTCACAAGGAGAAAAACTTTTGTTAGATATCTAAGTCCAGATAATTTTGCTGGAAATGTAAATCCATTTAATGAATTTAGTCAAGCTCCTTGGGCTTCAAGAGATGGAGATACATTAACCGTAAGAGCAAATAGCCCTATACCTCCTCCAACAGACATGTCAAAATGGTTAATATATTATCCAAAACCTAATTATGGCTCAAGAAATAAAATTTTTACATCAATATCTACTGATGATAGATTAAGAACTTTAGGAATTCAATTACAACAACAGAATTATTCGATAGAATCAACAGATTTTTTTAGTTTGTTAACAAACGAAAATATAGAACTATCTAATTTATTAGATAATTATTTTTCTGTAAATGTATTTGCTATATCAGGAAATTCTTCAAATTATTCCACTATTATTCCTGACTATAAAAACGAATTCACGCTTTTAAATGAAACAGGAAAATTAAAATTAGTTTGTAGTTCTTTGAATATAGATTCAAATACAGGAATAACTGGACAATTAATTCCATATAATTTAACTTTTTCTGAGAATAGTGGTAATATAGTTAGTTTTATATCTATAAAATCAAATGTAGACAGTATTGGAGTAAATACAAATTATTATATTAAAGATCAATATAATACTGGAATTAATGTAATATTTTCTAGTGGTTTAGATGGTAATTTTGATTTGAATTATTTAAGTTTAAAAACTGGATATTATACTGGAATTAATCCATACTCCAAGGAGCAAATAAAATTAGCAGCATTAAGAATAGAAAAAAATTTTTC